CCCTTGCGGCGCGGAGCAGTCAACCCGCCGCAAGGGGCCACCTAGTTCGATCGGTAACTACGCCGAGGGCTGGCCGGGCAGGCCCTCTTGGGCAGATGCCTTCTCTGCGGCGCGCTTGGCACGCATTCGCTCGCGATTGCGGATACGCGTGCAGGTGCGGCACTGCCGCCCGCCGCCCGGCTGATCGTACGTATTTTCCGGCGTGTATTCGTGCCCGGCCGGGCAGTGCGTCTTGGCGCGCTGGTGGGCGCCCTTGCCGAGGCCGGAGTTGTTCTTCTCGCGCCAGTCGTGGCCCCACCTGCGGATGCAGGCCCGGCATCCTCGGTCGCCGTTGGGATACCAGTACGTGTTCTCGGCGTCGAAGGGATGCCCGTAGCTGCATTCGGTCGCGAGCGCGTTCCGTGCAGCCGGCCCTTCCCCGCGAAGGATGTTGACGCGATCGGTCACCGGTTCCAGGTGCCGCGGGTGGACGCACATGGTCTGTCGACACAGGTGATCGATCGTCAGGTTCTCTGGGATCGGGCCGATGAACAGCGCGAAGGAGAACCGGTGAGCCAGGCGCTTTTTGCCGTCATGCCAGAAGTAGCCGTAGCCGTTGTCGCCCGGCTTGCCCTGCCAGACCCAGCAGGGTCCGAGTTCGGGACGGCGCTCGGGCACCGGGCCGTTTGAGTTGATCTTGCTCCAGAAGCGCGCAACAGTACGCTGGTCCACGTCGACTCCATCCAGTCGGCCACGCCCCGGGCCTGTGACGGCAGGCGCCGGGGTCTTTTCGTGGCCTAATTCTACCGCACGACCATTCATGAATGCGGCAGAAATGACGTGAACTAAACGCTAGTCGCTACTCGCGAGAGTCGTCCAGTGTACTTCGGTGCACGCACTGCCAGCGTAGTGTCACTAATCAATGCGTAAGGAAGTGTGTCCGGTGCCGTAGTCGTTGGATAAACATCCAATGGCATGCAGTCTCGAACATAAGGCCGGATCACGTAGTTGCGGTCCCGCGAGATGAGGTAGATGTTCTCCAGCCCGGAGGCGAGCGGGTACATGCCGGCGTTGGTGCCCCAGTACACGGTGTACGGGGTCAGGGAGCCGGGCACGGTGGTTGCGGTGGAGGCGCTGCCCACGACGGGGATCAGGGCGGTGCCGGTGTCGTAGATGGCGTTCGCCATGACCGGGGTGACGCCGTCGGACGCCAAGCCCACCGTCGCATCGACGTACCCGAGGAAGGTCTCCGAGCCGGAGGCCCCGCCGGACGCCGTGCGGTACACCTTGTACAAGGTGGGCTGGGAGCCGTCCAGGCCGGTCGGGACGGTGAACCCGAGGCCGACGAAGCCGGAGGTGCCGCCGGTCGACCCGGACGCCTCGGCCGCGGGAAGGATCTCGCCCTGCCGGGCGATCACCGGGGCGATGACGTACCGGTAGGTCGCGTTGCCCAGGGAGCCGGTGATGCCGGACAGGCCGCCGGGGAGGGCGCCGGTGCCACCGGTGGCGGTGACGGTGCCCATCGCGTACGAGCGGGGGGACAGGAACGACGTCTTGACCAGCGGGACGTTGCGGTAGGTGTCCACGATCAGGCCGGGGGCGACCTCGACCTTCTCGAACCGCTGCTGGTTGGCGAGCAGCTGCGCGATCTTGGACACGACGGTCGAGGAGCACACGAACATCCACGAGGCGTCCTGCACGGGCATCGCGGAGTTCTGCTCCACCATGTCAATGACTTCATCCAGCATCGCGGTGGTGAGGGTGTTGCCGCCCTTGTCCAGGGCGTTCTGCCCGGCGCCGGAGTAGGTGGAGACCTGGGTGTCGAGGCCGTCGAACTGGGGGCGGGCGCCGTTCACCGTGCTGGCGGCGTTGCCCCAGTCGATGCCGGTCTCGGTGTCCCAGAGCAGGCCCCGGATGGAGCCCTCGATTTCCGTCTGCCGCAGGTCGCCGATGACCTGGCGGGTGACCTGCTGCGAGTAGCCGGTGACCGCGCCGACGATCTGCAGGTGCTTCATCTGGAAGTTGTTCTGCACGTACGTGCTGTTGCTGACCGGGACGGCGCCGCCGTCAGCGACGAACCCGCCGGTCGCGACGACCGTGCGCTGGTTCCAGTAGTAGACGTCGCTGTCCCACTTGACGGACGGCAGGGCGCGGACGAGCGGGCTGTACCTGCGCATGTACTCCAGCAGCAGGGGGTCGATGATCTTCGGGATTAGGGCGCCGACACCGGAAACGGTGAGCGCCTCCCTGAGCTCGGACGGCATTAGGGGCCGCCTCCTCTCAAAAGGTGAGTGAAGGTCGGCCATCGCTGCCATCGAGCGGCACCAGCCAGGTTGCTGGCGGCCAGGTGTTCGGTTGTCCAGGGGGCAGGCCCGGCGGGGAAGCCGCCGGGCCTGCGCGGGGTTAGTAGACGGCCTTGTCGCCCAGGACGTAGTCCTGGAGGGAGCGGCCGACGGCCTGCCGCTGCGCCTCGGTCCAGCGCTCCTGCGGGATCATCACGCCGTCCTTCATCGGGAAGTCCTCGGGCAGGCCGTCCGCCCCGGTGGCGCGGGCACCGGAGTGCTCGGTGACCAGGCCCTTGCGGGACGGGCCTCCCCCGGACTCCATGAGCTGCTGCTTCGCGGTCGTCAGCTGCTCCCGGACCAGGCGGTCGATCCGCTGCTCCTCCGTCTCGGTGACGGTGAGGGCGGCGACCTTCTCGGCCACGATCCGCGCGATCCGCTGGTCGTCGGTCTCGGTGACCGGGGCGCCCGCGGCCGGCGCGGTCTCGGCTGGGGTCGCCGCGCCGCGCTTGGCGGCCTTGCGGGCCCGGCGGGCCTCTTCCGCCTGGGCGATGCCGCGGGCGACCGCGTCGTCCAGGTCGGCCTTGGTGAAGGTGGCAGCCGCGACGTGGCCGGCCGCCTCCGTGGTGGTGGTCTCCGACACGGGAGCCTCCATTCCTTGGTTCGCGGCAGCCGGTTCCGGTGCCGGGTCTGGTGCCGCCTCGGTGACGGCGGTCGCGCTCAGCGCCTCGGCGAGGAGCGCCTGCGGGTCCTCGGCGGACTCTCCCTTGATCACGGCCCGCAGCCGCGCCACGAGGTCCTCGACGCCGTCCCCGCTGCCCATCTGGGCGGCGTCGCCGTCGTCGTCCTCGGCTTCCGCGCCGGGTACGTCGATGTCGCCGTCCATGTCCGGGTCGATGCTGCACAGGGCGGCGGAAGCGGCTGAGCATGCCTGGGCGAGGACCACGTGAAGGTCCGCCGGGTCCAGGCCGTAGGAGCAGACCGTGACCGTCGTCGGGCCGTTAGTGGCGCTGAGGCTGTAGGAGCCGCAGCAGTCCCGGTCCAGGCCGGCGTACTCGGCTATCGCCTCCGTGATCAGGAGCGGGGCCTCGACGCACCAGCCCTCGGCCGCGACGGTGACCCCGAAGCCCCTGAGCGCCGCGCGGATCCGGCCCTTGACCCGCTTGAGCTGCGCGCCCGAGTAAGCCTTGGCGTTGTCGGCCTGGTTCACGTACGACCATGCCGCCTTGGCCTTCGCCTTGGTGCTGATGTCGTACCGCTGCCTATGGTCGGCCTGGTAGCCAGGGTCGGCGTACCGGCGGCCGGTGTCATCGGACAGGCCGGAGTCCCGCTTGTGAACGGGAGGCGTTGAGCCGCCGCTGATGGCCTCGCCGAGGATCGCGCGGAGCGCCTCACGGATCTCGCCAGGCGCCGCCGGGGCGTCCTCGGTCATGGTCACGCGCGCCTCCTCGACGCTCTCAGTGATCAGCACGCGCGCATCGGTCTCTGTCGCGCCGTCCTTCGCCCAGGCGAAGGCGTCGACCGCGGCACCGGGAACGCCGGGGGAGGCCGTGTAGTCAAGCCCTAGCAGGGTCAGCGACTCGCCGCGCTCGACGGCGCTGCCGTCGGGGCCGCGTTCCTTGCGGACCGCGCCGTCCCATGCGCCCCGGATGGACACGCCGGACAGGAACGGCGGCTTGCCGTCGCTGGTGTCCAGCAGGGCGGCGATGGTGCGCCCGTGCTCGGTGTCGGCGATGTCCGCGGTGAACCGGGCCGACCCGTCCTCGGCGAGCGTGACGGAGCGGACCGCCCCGACAATGCGCGTGCTGTCATCATCGGCCGCGTGATGCGACCGCATGGTGAGGGCGATGCCGCCGTCAGCGAGCTGCCCCTGCGCGCGGCTGACCGCCGCGGCGATGGCCTCGCGGGTGTAAAGCCGCCGGTTCCTTGACACGCCGGGCTTCAGCGCCGTGCCCGATACGGTCGCCAGTACCTTGGCCACGGTGCCTCCTATGTCCCGGCCTCAGGAGTAGCCGACGGTGATGGCGCCGGTCGCGCCGGAGGAGTAGGCCGTGATCCCGTTCGCGGCGGGCAAGTCCACGCTGTAGACCGTCCCGGCTGCCGCCCCGGTGGGGATCACCAGGAGCGGGGTGCCCGAGTTGGCGGAGGCGTGGTCGTAGATGGTGCAGGTCGCCGCCGCGGTGACGGTGG